AAAGTGTGGGTTTTTGAGAATGACCCACAATGTCCACACAATGCCAGTAGGGTTATTATAGTTATCCACAGGTTTGGTAGCATTATGCTAACAGTTAGTGACCACTAACCTGGCTATGTTAGTGACCACTAACTTTGTAAGTGAGTACTCACTAACCTGGTTAGTTAGTGCTTACTAACTTGTCAGGCTGACAACACAAAAGTAAGTGCTCACTAACCTGGGGGGTGGGGGGCCCGTGGCAGGCCGGTCGCGGTCACGGAGGTGTCAGAAGAAATTTTTTATTTTTTTTAAAAGCTCAATACCGACCAGCAAAAAAGTAGCCCACATTGCCCACACTTTGCTAATATCCGCGTATGTTCAAATCGATACCATTCTCACCGCGCAAAGTCGAGGCGACCGAAGCCAGGCTTCAGGCCATCTATGACGCTGCTGCTTTGGGTCTGAAAGGCGACTCGCTCGCCTTGGCCGCTGGTATGCTGCCCACCGAGTTCAGGCAGCTGTGCGAGCTTGACCCAGTGGCCGACATGGCGGTACTAAAGGGACGCGCTGACTCCGAGATCGAGGCCAGCGCCCATCTGAGAGAAGCCGCCAGAGCAGGCGACAGCAAGGCGGCACTAGCTATACTCCAGCACGTCCACGGCTGGACGGCCCGCCAAGAGATTAGTGTCGACATCACCAACAAGATCAGCATCACGCAGGCGCTGCAACAAGCACAAGAGCGCGTCATCGACGGGCTGATTACCGAGCAGCAACCCACCCATCTACCAACTAAAGTGACGAATGGCGCAACAGCCGATCTATGACGCCGAGGGCGAGCAGCTTTTAATGACGCGCCTCTGGGCGCCGACCATCGCTGACGACCCTGAGGCGTTCGTGTTGTTTGCGTTCCCGTGGGGGCAGACGAACACGCCGCTGGCCAAGTTTAAAGGCCCGCGCACCTGGCAGCGCAAGATACTGCGCAGGATAGCTAGCCACATCAAGAACAACCGTGGTCAGATTGACATGGACGCCTTGAGAACAGCGGTCGCGTCCGGTCGAGGGATTGGTAAGTCAGCCCTCGTCTCTTGGTTAGTGCTGTGGATGCTGACCACCCGCATAGGCTCCTCCGTGATCGTGTCAGCCAACAGCGAAGCGCAGCTGCGGTCGGTCACATGGGGTGAGCTGACCAAGTGGCAGGCGATGGTGATTAACAACCACTGGTGGGAGATCAGCGCAACCAAGCTGGTGCCCGCTAAGTGGCTAACCGAGCTGGTCGAGCGGGACTTGAAAAAGGGTACGCGCTACTGGGCAGCGGAGGGCAAGCTCTGGTCGGAAGAGAATCCCGACAGCTACGCCGGTGTTCACAACCACGACGGCATGATGCTGATCTTTGATGAGGCGTCCGGTATTCCAGACGGCATCTGGTCGGTGGGGGCGGGCTTCTTTACGGAACCCATCCTTGACCGATACTGGTTCGCGTTCAGTAACCCCCGGCGTAATCAAGGCTACTTCTACGAGTGTTTCCACGCCAAGCGTAACTTCTGGCAAACGGAGAACATCGACTCCAGAACGGTCGAGGACACGGACAAGCAAATCTATGAGCAGATCATTGCGGAGTATGGCGAGGATTCGCCACAGGCTAGGGTTGAGGTCTACGGTGAATTCCCATCGGCTGGCGAAGATCAGTTTATTGGTGCGTCTGCTGTCGACGATGCCGCCCAAAGGCCACGCTACAAGGACGAGACGGCGCCAATTGTTGTCGGCGTTGACCCAGCTCGAGGCGGCGCGGACGCAACCGTCATCGTTGTCAGACAAGGCCGCGACCTGGTAGCGATCAAGCGGTACCACGGCGAGGACACCATGACGACCGTTGGCCGGGTGATTGACGCCATCGAGGAGTACCGCCCGGCGCTAACAGTGATCGACGAGGGTGGTCTCGGTTACGGGGTACTTGACAGGCTAAAAGAACAGCGTTACAAGGTGCGGGGAGTGAACTTCGGATGGAAGTCAAGCAAGCCCGTCATGTGGGGCAACAAGCGCGCTGAGATGTGGGGCGCGATGCGGGACTGGTTAAAAACAGCCAGCATCCCAAACGATAGGCAGCTAAAGGCCGACCTGACTGGCCCGATGAAAAAGCCCGACTCGTCGGGGACAATCTATCTGGAAGGCAAGAAAGAGATGAAGTCGCGGGGGCTGGCCTCACCCGACGCAGCCGACGCGCTGGCAGTGACGTTCGCGTTCCCGGTAGCTGCCCGTGAGTCGAGCTACGAACGGGCGGCACGGTCAACCTCGCGAGGGTATCAGCAGACGACAGTAGCAACTGGATGGATGGGGCACTAAGATGGCAACTAAAAAGAGTGTGTCGTTAAGTGTAGGCCGGGGCGAGAAGCTGCCGGTCAGCAAGGGTGCGGGGCTGACAGCCAAGGGGCGGGAGAAGTACAACCGCGAGACAGGCAGCAACTTGAAGGCACCGGCACCGAGTCCGAAGACGAAGGCAGACGAGGGCAGGAAGAAGTCATTTTGCGCTCGAATGGGGGCTGTCGCGGCCAACGCTAAAGACGGCGAACGAGCGAAAGCAGCTTTGAAAAGGTGGAAATGCTAATGGCTACTAAACCAGGATTGTACGCAAACATTCACGCCAAACAGGCACGTATTAAGGCGGGCTCTGGCGAGAAGATGAGGAAGCCCGGCTCGGCAGGCGCGCCAACCGCAAAAGATTTTAAGCAGTCTGCTAAGACGGCTAAAAAGGGGAAGTAAGATGCCGTTAGTGAAAAGCGCGAGCAAAGAAGCCTTTCGTAAAAACGTCAAGGCCGAGGTACAATCTGGCAAGCCTGTGAAACAGGCCGTGGCCATCGCCTACGCCACCAAGCGATCAGCACAATCTAAGGCGCCAGCTAAAGGCAAAAAGTAATGGACTACACCGGCATAAATTCGGCTGCTAAAGTTGCTGCGATCGGCGGTAACCCACCCACCAAAAAGGGTGATGAGAGCGACAGCGACACGCTGGCAACCATGCGGACTCGTCTGCAAATGACGCTCTCCGCGCTGTCTGAGTCCCGTGAAGATGAACTAGATGACCTGCGCTTCTACGCAGGCTCGCCAGACAACCACTGGCAGTGGCCAGCCGACGTCTTGGCTACACGCGGTGCGGTGCAAGGGCAGACGATCAACGCCCGCCCTTGCTTGACTATTAACAAGCTGCCCCAGCATGTCCGACAAGTCACGAACGACCAAAGACAAAACCGTCCGAGCGGCAAAGTTATACCCGCTGACGACAACGCCGACCCCGAAGTCGCCGAAATCTACAACGGCATGGTCAGGCACATCGAGTACATCTCTGACGCCGACGTTGCCTACGACACCGCCTGCGAGAACCAAGTAGCTTACGGTGAAGGCTACATCCGCATTCTGACCGAGTATTGCGACGATAACACCTTCGATCAAGACATCAAGATCATGCGGGTAAGGAACTCGTTCTCGGTCTACATGGATCCAACCATCCAAGACCCCTGCGGTGCGGATGCTAAGTGGTGTTTCATCACGGAAGACTTGCAGCGCGAAGAATACGAACGCATGTTCCCTGACGCGTCGCCTATTTCTAGCCTGCAAACGCTAGGTATCGGTGACCAGTCGATCAGCATCTGGATCAATGAAGACACGGTGCGTATTGCCGAGTATTACTACATTGAATACGAAAAAGCGACACTGCATCTGTACCCTGGCAACATCACGGCTTTTGAGGGTTCGCCCGAAGCCAAGCAATTGAAGATGATGGGCGTCAAACCTGTGCGCAGCCGTCAAGTGGACGCCAAACGAGTCAAGTGGTGCAAGACCAACGGCTACGAGTTTTTGGAGAAAAGCGACTGGGCAGGCGACTACATACCGGTTGTGCGCGTGGTTGGCAACGAATTTGAGGTTGATGGCAAGCTGTACGTGTCTGGATTGGTTAGAAATGCCAAGGATGCGCAGCGGATGTACAACTATTGGACGTCACAAGAGGCAGAAATGCTTGCTTTGGCACCAAAAGCGCCATTTATTGGCTACGGCGGCCAGTTTGAAGGCTACGAAATGCAGT